GATGGAAAAGACGAAGATTATAAGGAACTTCTTAGAAACAAAGCAGGATGGGATAATGAACGAATGGCACCCGATATGTTAGCCGCGTAAATTTTGTTTTTTGTTTTTTTATTATTGTTTTTTATTGTTTTTTATATTTAGAGTTTTTCTTTTTATTTAAAAATTGATTTATTATTACACTAGCTTTGTTTATAGTATAATAATAATATGGACTTCTCAAAATTAACTAAATCAGAGCTTCTAATAAAATGTGAAGAACTTAGAATTAAAAAATGTAAATCTAAAAGCAAAGATGATTTAGTTAAATTACTTGAAAGTTTGTCTAATAAAAATGGCGAAGGCTCTGTTAGTATTGGCGAAGCATCCGTTAGTGAAGCATCAGTTAGCATTGGCGAAGCCTCTGTTAGCACTACAACTATAAATAATGCTAGCATAACTATAAAAAATATGTGCGGACTAGAATACTTAAAAACATTAGATCCCAATTCTATTGATTTAATATTAACAGACCCACCATATATTATATCTAAAACAAGTGGACTAGATAAACATTATAATAATGTTAAATATAATGAAGAAAACAATATTAATGAAGTTAAAACAGAAGAACAATGGATTAACTATAAAGAGCAAAATAATATTGAAGATGATTCGCAAAAAAACAATTATATAAAATATGGCTCACTATATGGAAAAAAATATTGTGTAAAAACTGATTATGGAGATTGGGATAGTGATTTTACTTTGACTATTTTAGAAAAGTTTATTGAGCATTATTATAAAGTATTAAAAAAGGGAGGTACATTAATAATTTTCTTTGACTTATGGAAAATTACAAACCTAAAAGATTTACTAGAAAAATATAATTTTAAACAAATTAGATTTATTGAATGGATTAAAACTAATCCACAACCAAGAAATAGTAAAGTAAATTATTTAACAAATTGTAGAGAGATTGCCTTATTAGGTGTTAAAGATGGTTGTCCTACATTTAATAGCACTTATGACAACGGAATATATCATTATCCATTACAAGGCGGAAAAAATAGGTTTCATCCTACACAAAAAAGTTTGGCACTATTTGAAGAACTCATAAAAAAACATTCGAAAGAAGGCGATACAGTATTAGATACATTTTTGGGGTCAGGAACTACAGCACTGGCATCCAAAAATACTAAACGCAACTTTAAAGGATGCGAAATTAGTAAAGCATATTATGATAAAATAGTACCACTTTTATAATATAATACTTACAAATTGTTAATTGTAAAATGCTCTTCAAACAGTGTAAGCAATTTTTCAAAACACCAACGAAATTTAATACAATCACGTTTATTATGAACTTGAAATTCACCAATAGTTATTCCATCTATGCTAATAGATGAACTTTCATTCCATAATTTATTTTTTACATTATGACTGAAATTAATAGCATAATTTGACCAAGTTATATGCTCTTTTAATACTATAAGCGCCAATAAATTTTTATGTTTATTATAATAGAGTATAGGACAGTCAAAAGTATGCGCACTATAGACTTGCAATAAATTAGAAATATTATTTATAATATAACTTTTTATTTGCTCTAAACTAGTAATTGGATCTAGTGTGAAAAATTCACAAAACTTTTTGCGAGAGGGTTGTCCTAGTACTTGCGGACAAACTTTCCCATCTTTTTTGGTTGTTTTAGCACTTAAATGGATTGTAGAGTCATTTATACATTCAAAATCATATTTATTTCCACGACTAGCACAATGTTTAATAGCATACGGAAACACATTTTTAAGATTGTTAAGTCTATTTTTGAGAGAATGGGCTTGTTCTAAACTATATTTGTAATTTCCATCATAGGGTGTATCATAATATAAACAAATAGCCATCTCAAATATTTTACCTAAATCTTCAGTAAGCACTTTTTTGGTTGTTGTTGTTGTCATTGATTATGTATGTTAATAGTATTATTATAGTACTATTTATACTATATTCAATTTTAATTATACATAGTATTGTATTATAAAAAAATTGATTTTACGGATTATTCATAAAATAAGCGTTACTTATAAGATTATTTAATAAATCCCTTATTTTATGAGTATTATTTTTCATTAATCTAGTTAATAATAAGTAGTCCTGCCATGTTATTATATCGTGTTCTCTTAACTTTTGTAAATAAAACATTATAAATTTACTTGATACTCTTAAATGATTAGAAAATAATTGCGTATATGCATCTTTTTTGTCATTATATAAGCTATAAATATGAATAGTATTGCCGCTTCCGCAACCACCGAATATGACGCCATTATCGTATTCATCATATCTATTGTATTCATGATTTTCTAGATATATTATATTAGGTAACTTATCATCAGTATTAGTAATATTTATTAAATATTTATCAATATTAATAGGGTTTAATATAGTATTATTAACTAAATTATAATATGTAGCGTTAATATATTTAGGGGGCATAGTTATTATATACTATAAGGTATTAACTTTATATTAAAATATTATGATAAAAATTTAGCTCAATAATTTGTAATAGATAAAAATAGCACTTCAAATTGATTTATAATTATACTAACTTTTAAAGTTTTTAAACAAAGCAAATCTATAATTTATTAATGACCTCCAATATATTTGAATTATTATAGCGTTATTATTTGTAATTGCTATTTGTCTAATATATTCTTTTGCTTGTGTATCATTTACTTGTTTTGTTATATTTTTACTATACATCAAAGATTTATATTCATGATAATTATAAAATTTTGAATATTTCATTCCATATCTATATCCCCTATCTGTTTTAGACATTCCTGTAATCTCTGTTATTCCGGCACGGCAAAATTTATAAAATAATATACTTCTAATAAATTCTAATCTCGTTTTATTTAACAAAATTGGATGAACACATATAAACCAATCATCCCTATAAGATACATTATAAATTCTTTTATTTTGTATATTAAGAGAATTCATACACTCTCCTACTGATGTATATCTATTCATTATTTCATATGTATAAGCATTATACTGTTTTATCTTCAAAAATTTCTTACGAGTTTGATTTAAAGTTTGTTCAGATTTAGTAGCCCATCTTAAATTTTCTACACAATTATTTTTAGTATTATTATCAATATGATCAATAGAATTATACAGATCATTTTTTTTATTATCTAACCAAGTTTCAGCAACTAATTTATGAACTTTATTACCACTAAAATGATAATATCCAGCATGATCTAATGTTCCTCGTGTAATATTTCGTCTATCTTTAATTCTTCCCTTATTAGATATTTCTAACTGTAATATTGGATGTATTTTCCATTCTTCATTATCAATAGTTTCATTTTCTGTAAATTCAATACGATTATAACCATTAGGTGGTGATTTACCTGTTCGTAAATATCTATGAATATTACCTGCTCCTTTTTGTCCTAATTTTTTACTTAAATCAACAATACTATCAAAACTTATTTGTTCTTTAGTTAAATCATTATATGCTATACCTGACGTGCCTTGTGTTTTGCCTGCTTTTTTACCCCTATCCGGATTATCAATAGATGTTTTTCTTTGATGTTCTTGTATAGTTAAACATTGTAAATTTTCAATAGAATTATTGTTATAATCTCTATCAATATGATCTATTTGCATATTTTCTGGAATTAATTCATTATATATTGCCTCATATTTAAATCTATGAAAAAGTATCATACTGTTTTCTAGATGCATATTTTCAATTCCTCTTGTTCCTTTTGTTTTTTTTAATGGTTTTCTAGTCTTGATATTAATAATACTATCTGTTATAAAATCATATTTATGATTTGTATGTTTAGGATGAATATATTCAGTTTTTGTTTTATCAATAGTCTCTAATTTTTTTATATGTTGCTCATATAATTTTTCTATAAAACATTGCTGACAAGGACAATTAGCATGTGTTTTACTACATTCAATAGTTATATTAAACGCACCATGCTTTGTACATATTAGACATAAAACTGAATTAATACCCGAATAACTTTTTTCAGTTTCATAATTAATTACAATGCGATTTTCACTATTTTTATAGCGTTCATTCAATTCATTACTTAATGTTTGAAAATCTTTATGTTCTACTTTACTACATTTTAAACATCCACCATTACATAATATATGATTATTAAATAATATATTAAAATAATATTTATGAAGATTACAATAAATTATGCAAGAGGTTTTAGCGACTACATATATAAATTTATCATAACCAAATCTTTCACCGTATTTTTCTTTACTTTTTTTTATAGCATTTTCAGTATTTATCCTATCAATACATTTTGTTTTACTATTTAAATGTCTATCTAATTTAGATTTAGATGGAAATGGTTTAGCACATAGATTACAAACATTAAACATTTATTTCTTATAATACTTATGATTTATTTATATATCAATTTTAATCTAAAAAAATTGATTTATTATTATACTAGCTTTGTTTATAGTATAATAATAAAAAATGCCTTTTACAAAAGCAACCAAGTTTTTATATAGCAAGACGATGTTAAATATGTTATTTTTAAATGAAGTGGGGCCTCTTGGGCGATGGAGTCAAGAGCGATGTGCTATTAAAATTAACAAGAAAATAGATTTAGCAAATGAAGACAACTGTGGCCCGTGTGGTGAATATATATTAACTAAGTTAGAAAGTGTTAGTAAAAATATAAAAAAGACAAACAGTCCGCATTTAATGGCTGAACATGAAGAACTTGAACTAATTAAAACCATTGATAGATTTTAAATGTTATAATTTGTTATAAAAAGTAGAAAGAGAGAAGCTACTCTTTTATGTCATATAGTTCTTGGTTTGCCTGATTAAAATAGATTGTCCTATATTTTTTCATTGTAGCGTCTTTAATTCGTCTTGTTTTAAAATAATTGCTTGTTTTATTTTCTTTTAACAATTCTATTATAAAATAAAGCGCGTACATACCACATTGGCCATCATTATATTGATGAGTAAATCCTTCATTATCATCTACTTTTAATATTATATTTTCATGTTGTGCTTGTTGTTCTACTCTATTAATTAATACTTTTATTTGTTTTGGCATTTTTGTTCCATTACTATCAAAATAAAATATAAACTTTTTATCTAAATCAATAAATAGCGCAATCCAATGTTTTCCAGGCTTATCGTGCGTATCAGTATTAAAAATGACTCCTATTTTGGTTATCTTTTTTTGAATATATTCTTTTAAATTAAAATTACATAATTGTTCCCATACACATGTTGAAAATACTTCTTTAGTATCAAAGTCTATTGGACTGGGGCCAATAAACTTAAAATTGGGATGCGATTTTTCATATTGGTTCATTATTTTTGTTATATCAACACTAGAAAGCCATGTAGATGGATTTGTTATCCACGTTTTTGGTGAAAATGGTTTAAATATTTCTTTTATTAATAATTCGCTGTTGTTAATAGAAGACAACTTGCTTTTTTTAAGCCAACACAGTTCATCATAACACTCTTTGCTTAGCTTGTTTTTGAAAAATTGCCATATTTCTTTACTGTTATTTGTATTAATCTTTTCATCGCTATTGTTATTCCATAGCTCTTTAAATGTTTGTAAATTAGTGCGGGAATAGCAAGTATAATCTTTAAGTTCTGGGTCACTATTATTAGTTTGTGGAGCGCATTTTAATCTTTTAAATTTTTGTTCTTTATGTTTTCTTACACTTTTGATGCGCTTGCTTAAGTTACGTCGTGACCGCCTATTTTTTCTCCCTTTACTAAATGTAAATTTGTTATATAAATTATTTTTAAAAGTCATAGCACTATATAATAAGTATATAATAAGTCTATAAAAAGTTATTAATTAATTTATTCCCACTTTTGTGGGAGAATTTTCTTATATAGACTAGTATTTGACTTTTTAGTAACCATTAAATCTATATTGGTTAATTTTTTTGAACTTGAACTAGTAGATGACATTAATTTTAATGTTTCATTTACAATATTAAAGTCATTGCTATTTAATGTTTCTGCCTCTTGTTGTGTTGTTTTATAATTATTTGAATAGTCTTTAAGGTCTTCACATATTAAATTTTGAATTTTTGTTTCTTTAAAATGTACTATTAAATTTAATACATATAGCAAATAATATAGTTTGTGTTTTTCTTGACCTTCTTTATAGTCATTATTTTCTAACAATTCCTTTAAGTTACTATTGTTTGTAGCTAATATTTGTTCTTTAAAGCTATTTATATTTTCATCTAAATTATTATATATTGATTTTAGTAAATAATTGTTATTTAGTAAACTATCTATTTTATTTGGCTTAAAGAAC